TTATGCTCCTGTAAGAAATTCAGCAGATAGCAGACGTTTTTGTCAAAAAATGGAGCTATTAACAAGTCAAAATCTTGTATTTAGAAAAGAAGATATAAATATGATGTCTTTTAAAGGTATAAATAAAGAATTAGGTCACAAAGGACAAAATTATTCATTATTTAAGTTTAAAGGTGGTGTAAATTGTCATCATTACTGGGAATTAAAGGTATATAGAAAGAAAGTTACTGATAAAAACCTTGTTAGTGAAGCAGAAGCAATAAAAGATGGCTTAAAAGAGCCTAAAAACCCTGCAGAAGTAGAAATTGCACCAAAAGATATGGCAAACAGAGGACATCATCCAAATTATAAAAAATGAAAGCATTATTTATTACATTACAAGAGTTAAAAAGAAAATCCATCATAGATGGGAATGTAGATACTGATAAACTAATACAATTTGTAGAAGTTGCTCAAGATACACATATACAGAATTATTTAGGTACAAGATTTTACAATGCATTGCAAACTCAAGTAATAAATGATACATTATCAAGTGTAAACGAAACATTATTAAATACATATATAAAACCTATGCTTATTTGGTACACACAGGCAACATATTTACCTTATGCTGCATATCAAATCAGTAATGGTGGGATTTATAAGCATAATAGTGAAAATGCAACATCTGTATCAGAAAGTGAGATTACTAAATTAACAAGACATGCTACAGAAACAGCAGATTTTTATGCTAAAAGATTTATGGATTACATGGATGATAATTTAGACCTTTATCCTGATTATATTGGTAGTCAAGATGGAGGAATGTATCCAGAGAGAGATGTTAATTTTACAGGATGGGTATTATAAAAAAGAAGGTTTATACATATAAGCCTAAAAAAGAAAACGAAATTAAATTAAGTAGTTATTTAAAAAAGATAAAAGATGTCGTTTGGAAGCGTATATGATGAGAGCTGGTGGGGAAATGATAGTGAATCTAATAATTGGGGAATAATTTATCCAGTATAAAAAATGGGATTTGGTTCAGTATATAGTGTAAGTTGGTTTGGAAGCGTTAATGAAGCTAATGGATGGGGTATAATATATCCTTTTGATGCAGACGGCTCATACTTGACAGTAGATACGACATTATTTAGTGCAGATAGCACAACTTTAACAGCAGATGCAACACAATATTAAAATAAAATAAAATGGCAAAAACAGCAATAAATGTAGGAAGTGCAGCAAATGATGGGACAGGTGACCCATTGAGAACTGCAATGCAATCTACAAATTCAAACTTTAATGAACTATATGGTCTTTTAGGAGACGGTAGTACACTATCAATTAGTGGAGATGTGACTATGTCATCAGGAGCAGTTACAATAGCTAATGGTGCTGTTGAAAATGCTATGATGGCAGCTAATTCTGTTGATTCAGACCAATATGTAGATGGTTCTATTGATACAGCACATATAGCAGATGACCAGATTACTTATGCTAAAATGGGAGCAGAGTTTACAACTTCAGCTACTATATCAGCAAGTGATGTAGATTGGTCAGCGGCAGCAGTGCATACTAAAACATTAACCGCAAATACTACACTTACGTTTTCTAATGTATCAACAGGAATGGTTATAGATTTAGTAATTGATGGTAATTATACATTAACACTACCTGCAAGTGTAAAAGAAATTTCAGGGACATACGATGGAACTGTAACAAACTTAATTCAAATAGTATCAACTAATGGCTCAACAGAACAGTGGGCAACAATATCAAAAGAAGCATAATATGAAAGCAGTAAATAACAACGGAATTATCACAACATATCCAGATGTACCTGCAAAATTTAGGTCATCAACAGGTTATCACCTAAACGCAAGAAGTATGACTTCTGATGAATTAAGAAACGCAGGATTATTTGATGTAATCATAGATGAGACTTATGATTCAAGAATACACACTCTTGGTGAAATATATTTTGATTCAGCTTCATCAGTATTTAGAAAAGATGCAGAAGATATTACTTGGAGTGAAACTTTAGCAGAATTAAAAGAAAAAAGAATAAACAACTTTAAAGGTCAAATAGGAAGCAAACTTGCAGCTACTGACTGGTATATAATTAGAAATGCAGATAATGGGACTGAAATACCAGCTGATATAGCTACAGCAAGACAAGCATTAAGAGACCAATCAGAGACAGTTGAATCAGAAATCAATGCACTTACTACTAAAAAGAAAGTAATGCAATATGATTTCCCTAATATAGATTAAATATGGCTGTAAATAAGAGATTATTACAGGGAGCTGCAGAGGCAGGAGGATTAGTACCATCAGAACACTTTGGAGTAGTATTATACGAAGGAGATGGTTCATCATCACATTCTATTAACGGAGGTAAGTTTGGTGCAGGAGGGTATTTTAATGGGACTACATCAGAAGTAACAACATCTAATATAACTGGGTTAGATACAACAACAATTAGTATTAGCTGCTGGGTTTATATGCACGAAGTAGGTACTTTTAATCATTTTGTTAGTAGATTTGGTACTGGAGGGCATTCTACATATCAATTTATATTAAGAAATACATCAGCTGCAAAATGGAGTTTAGCTACTTATGATGGTACTGGAAGCGGTGATAGTTTAACTTCAACTGCAACAGCATCAGTTAATACTTGGTATCACGTTGCGGCTGTTATAGATGGCACAAGTAAAAAAATATATGTTAATGGTTCAGAAGTTGCGTCATCTACTGTTGCATTTTCAGTTAATACTTCTTCTGGAGCAGGTTTAAATATTGGGGGTAGAGATGACTTGGGAGCTTCTAATAGCGAAAGAATGAATGGTAAAATAGACCAAGTTAGAGTATTCTCTAAAGCTCTATCATCATCAGAGGTAACAACATTATATAGCGAAACAGCTTCTACAGTAGAATCATTAGACCCATTATCAGAGGACACAACAGCAACATTACAAGTTTTAGGTGATAGCTCTTGTTTAGCAGCATACCAATTTGAAAATGATGAAACAGATTTAAGTGGGAATTACAACGGTGTAGGAACTAAAATACAATACGGAGCAGGAAGATATGGACAAGCAGCGAGTTTTAATGGGGGCAGTTCATATGTTACTATACCATCAAGCACTAATCCATTAGGATTTATAAATAATAATTTTAGTTATTCATTATGGATTAATACCGTTTCAGGCGGTGAAGATGATATAATTGGTAATTGGGATACAGGCTCATCTTCTAATAATCATTTTTTAATGGTTTATAATGGAAAATTAAGAATGCATCTTAAAGGGGCCGGCGTAGGTGATTCTACTGCATCTATTTCAACTAATCAGTGGTATCACATTGTCTGTACAACAGATTGGACTAATGGACAATTTAAATATTATATTAATGGCTCATTAGATAGTACTAAAACTATATCTACAACTGCACATTCAGTTAGTGCTGCTAATAATCTATATATTGGAACAAGAACCGGAGTTTCTCCTAATTTTGGTGGTAGAATAGACCAAGTAAGAATATTTAATAAAGCATTATCAGCAGCAGAGGTAACAACACTATATAATGAAAATTCTTTAGTAGCAAGCTACAGATTTGAGGGTAACGCTGAAGATGATACAAGAAATTATGATGGTACAGCTTCAAATGTAACATACGAATACGGCTTAAGTTTTAAACCTGATTTTGTTTGGTTAAAATCAAGAACCTCGACACATGGTCATAGAGTAATTGACTCTTCTACCGGCACGGATAAATATCTTGAAACAAGTAGTACTTCTGCTCAGCTAGGAGCAGGCGGTGCTGGATTAATTTCTTTTGATACAGGTGGATTTACAGTAGGTTCAGGTAATGCCCATAATATAAACGGAAATGATTTTGTAGCTTGGTGTCTAAAAGTAAACGGAGGGAATACAAGCAGCAATACAGATGGAAGTATTACAAGTACAGTACAAGTTAATCAAAATGCAGGATTTAGTATTGTACAATATACAGGCACTGGAAGTAATTCTACAGTTGGGCACGGTTTAAGTGCAGCTCCAAAAGTAGTTATTATTAAAAAAACAAACACTACTGATAACTGGCAAGTTAGTATATCAAATATAACAGGTGTGCAGGGTCAGCGTGTATATCTTAATTTAGGTCAAGGTATAAGTACAGATGTAAATAGGGAAACAGCAAAACCAAGTTCTACTGTTTTAAGTGTTGGAGGGCAGGATTGTGCTTCAAGTACTACTTATATTTCTTATTGTTTTGCAGAAGTTGCTGGCTTTTCAAAGTTTGGTACATATATAGGTAATGCTTCAGATAATGGTCCAATCGTAGAAACAGGATTTGAACCAGCATTTGTTATAATTAAAAGGACTGACACTGCTGATAACTGGTCTATGACTGATAATAAAAGGTCAACAGTTAATCCCAGAGATGAATCATTATTTCCTAATTTAACTCAAACCGAATTAACAGCTGGTTATTCAGTAAACTATTTATCTAATGGTTTTCAAATAGCTACATCAGGTGCAGGTGTTAATGCTTCAGGAGGTACATTTTTATATATGGCATTTGCAGCAGACCCTGATACTGTAGTTCCAACTAAAGCAAAAAGTTTTACAAGTGTAGCTTATACTGGTACAGGTACTAATCAAAAAGTTGAAGGTTTAGGATTTGCTCCTAATCTGGTTTGGATAAAATCAAGAAGCACTACTAACCCCCATGTATTACACGATACAGTTAGAGGTATAGGAAATGTACTTTTTTCAAATTTAACTAATGCTGAAGCTGATGAAAGTGCATATTTTACAAGTGTAGGATATGATTATTTACAATTTGGTACAAATGCAGGTAATTATAATAACACAGGCACAAATTATATTGCTTGGGCATGGAAAGCGGATGATAACGAACCTACGATAAATACAGATGGAAGTATAGATTCACTTGTTAGTGCAAATGCTAATGCTGGTTTCTCTATTGTTAAATATGAAGGTAATGGTATTGCAGGGGCAACTATCGGTCACGGGCTTTCAGCAACACCAGAATTTTTAATAGTTAAATGTATTTCAGGTACAGATTCAGGTAGCACAAGTTGGCACGTTTATACACCTACTACAGGAGCAACAAAAACAATAAACTTAAATAGTACTGCAGCAGCTTCAACTAATAGTTTGATATGGAATGATACTGCCCCAACAAGTACAGTATTTTCTGTTGCAAATAATACAGAAACGAATAATACTGGCCGTACTTATATCGCATACTGTTTCCATTCAGTATCTGGATATAGTAAGATTGGAAGCTGGACTGGTACTGGAACAACAGGTAATTCTGTTAATGTAGGGTTTAGACCAGATTTTATACTTTGGAAAAGGACTGATGCTTCTGTACAATGGATCATCACAGATTCAGTAAGAAGTTCTGCGGATGAATTTAGTGAAAGATTAGACCCCGGCTCGTCTGGAGCAGAGGCAGGACCAGATGGTTATACAGTAACTATTACTGATACAGGTTTTGAAATGTCAGGTAGTTTTGCAAGTTGGACAGGTTCAAACGCATCAGGAGGAACTTATATATACGCAGCATTCAAAATAAACTAAAACACGTAATATATAAAAAATATAATTAAATCAAATTCAATAGTTTATGAAATTAACAAAATCTGAGCTTGCAGAAATGCAAAAGCT